CACGAACTATTGATTCTGGTCTTAAAACTTTTCGACCAAAAACGTGTAGTCCTCTAACGACATCAGAGAATGATTCAGTTGAACGTACCACTTCAGTCTTTGCGATGTGAGACGCTGTAGAAGTACTAGAGATATGCCCTGCCATGATAACGTTCTCAGAAGCGTCTGTAGCGACACCTGATAATGTTACTTGGTCAGTACCTGCTGTACTATTTAATGCAGTAGACTTGTAGCATCTAAATCCTGCAAGTGTACCCGGAGTTGCAAGTCCGTTTCTTAGGTTTGAAGACGCATCGCCAGTTACCTGTACTTCTGCCATCTTGTTACCTGCTTGAAACATCTTCTCGTAGAAGATTGGAGGAGCAACAAACCATCTATTTTCTTCTGGCACAGATTGGTCATCAAGCACTCTAGCCATTAATAGCATGAGGTTGATACCTGCATCGTCAGCTTCCACGTTAATTGGAGCAGACGCTGTACCTAAAGCTGTATTAGTAGTTGTTAATCCACCTGATAGACTTGCATCGTCAGCACCTGCAATACCTGCACCGTCTGACATAGCCTGTAGTATGTTGGCATCGAATTTTCTCTTTAGAGCAAAAGCACCTGAAGAAGTTGCTAATGCTTCAAAGTTGACATGTGAATGTCTTTCTTCGATGTCATCGATTTTAAATGCAAAAGCATTTGCTTGGTCAACGGTCATTGTTACCTGATCGTCTGCCAAGTCTTGAGGGTTAACAACAGAACCTCTCTGATACGCACTAACAGTGAGTGTTGGTTCTTTTATGATGTTAACAGTGTCGCCAAAGTTTTCAATTTCGCCAGTATAGTCGGTATTCGTAATATCTTCTGCAACCGAAGCTCTACGGAAGAACTTAAGAACTTTTTGGCTAAAGATTGAGGGAGCAAAATTACCTGACGGTAAGTTTCCATACCCTGAACTTGTAGTAAAAGCCATTGTATTATCCTTCCTCTATTTGAGGTTAGTTATTGAGTTATTCGCCCTTCTGCTCGTGCTTGATCGATTTCTTTTTCAAGTTTCTCAAACTCCCACGATTTCAGTCTGGCGATGTCGGACATCTTCCAAATCTTTCCTTTTTGATCCGATGTTGCAACGTCTTTTGGTTGAGTCTTAGTAACCGTAGCTGCTGCATCGTTTCTGCTAGATTTAGTAGTTTTTTTATTAGATATGCCCATCTCTGCTTTATAAAGGGATACGACTTTGCCTGCCCATTTAGCATCAGTATTGTTTTTGTAAATACCATCACTAAGCTGTGTAGGTTGATCATCGAGCCACTCAGTAAATTTCTCACTGGTTTTTAACTCACCAAAATCGGGATGCGTGTGCATTAGTTCTTCATACGCTTTCTCTTTCTTAAGAGCTTTTTCCCTTTCTTTAACGACTTGGATTTCTTCTCGCAGACTAGCAACTGTTTGTTCAGTCTTCATACCTGAGACAGTTTCGACTACGTCAAAAACATCTGGGTACTTTTCCTTAAACTCCTGAAGTTCTTCTGCACTCTTTGGTGTAGGAGTACCTGCAGGTAATCGTTGCATGTTGTCTTTAATTGCTTGAATCTCATTAGACATCTGTTCACGTTCACTTTTAAACTCATTAAGTTTACTGTCATAATGTTTTTTTAGGTCATCATAACGTTTTTTGTAATCGTGTTCATCTGACTGCTTAGTTTCTGCAAAACTTGTACTTTCCTCTTGAGTAGCCACTTGTTCAGTGGGGTCTTGAGCTTGTACTTCGTCATCGTCATCATCTCTGTCCACTTCTTCACGGTACTTATTTTTGTAAAGATTTGGATTGTTAGTTACTCCGAAGGAGTCATTTGGTTTGTTTGCTCTCGCACCTTTTATTTGTTTTGCCATTGTTATTACCTCATTTATTGCAGTGCCACATGGCTGTGGGTAGCTGCTTCGGATGTCAGGGCCAGATATTACTGGGTAGCTGACTAATTCTTAAAATAATTTTCTAAGATAATCTAAAAAACCTCCATCATCACTGCGATCCTTTACCTCATCAGGTCGTTTCATAGGTAAAGGTATGTCGCTAGTTATTGGTGTAGAAGGTTTAAATTGTTCTGGACTAATTGTTTGTGTGCCTAGTTTTGTATCCATCTTAAAATCAGACGGTACGTGATACACATGTAAAACTTTTTTGTCCTTAGAATTAACTGTTCTAGTTGTTTCTTTAAATTCTTTTCTGTTTACTTTGCCTTTGTACCAACTACTTCCTGAAGTATTAGGATTCCAAAAAAACAAAGCGTTGTTGGTAAAATCTTTTCTAGCACCTGCCATAACTTCTTCAGCAATGTTTCTTACTCTAAGATAGGTGTCTTTATCTTTCTTAAATCTTTTTATAGTTTCTCTGAACTTTGTAGGCTCATAGGCATTGAACTCAAATATTTTATCTTTTTTACCATAAGTTCTTGTTATCTCGTTGTATATATCTTTGCCGAAACCCGGATAGTTCTCTGCGTTTGCTCTGTTTATTAAAACGTGAGCTGCACCTTCAAGTCCTTCGTCTCCTAAGTTTTTAGCTTCACCCCACATAAGTATGGCTAGAGCATCAGCTAGTGGCATTTTTTTAGCAAGTTTCATAGTTGCTTGTCTTGCTAGTTGTGGAGTTGCGTATTTTTCTTTGTAGGAATCAGCAACTTTGTCTATAGTAAATACGCCATTACCTGTGGCAAAACCTTGACCAGCTTGTACTTTCTCTTGGTCACCAGCTTTTTGTCTGCGTGTTACTTCACGCTTACCTTTATTATTAATTTCTTCTAGTTTGTCGTAGCCAATAACTTTTGCTACATGTGGTGGAACTACAACTTCACCACGAGAGATTTGTATATCTAACTCTCCTCTACTTGGTATTTTACCAATTCTGAAGTTTTTGTCAACCCCTATATCTCTAGTCATAGCTTTTTCGTAGCCTTCAGACAACATTTTCTGTATACTTGGTGACCCTGCATATTCTACAGCAGGAGCATTAAGTACAAATGTACCATCTTTTACTTTGAGAGGTATGTCGTCTGCAATGGTTGTTTGATCACTAAATTGTTCAGGAGGGCCTCCAATAAATCCTGCAGGTTCGGCATCTCCTCTGCCACCTAATGCAAAATTATTGCCTTCACTTATAAAGCCACCTTTAGCAGTAGCATATCCACCACCTGAAGAATCCTCTCCCATAGAACTAGAGTCGCCCCCCGAAGAACTATCATCTGATGAATTATCATCTCCATAACTAGAAGCTGATGCCACAGCCGATGGAGTAGAGTATCCTGCACCCGTAGCTCCACCTAAATCTCCTGTCGATCCTACTGAATCTGCAGCGTCTCCTAAATCAGACCCTCTAGTGTAGTCACCACTGCTTGCTTTCTCAGCTAATACTTGAGAAAGAGTTACGGGGTTTTTAACGTTGTCTTTTAAATTACCCAAAAAAGTGTATTGATTTCTTACCCTTTGGAGGGCAGATATAACTACCTTATCTTCTTTTGTTCCTGCACCTCTTCCAAAATATGTTTCTGCTGTGGCTCTTACATCTTTCATTGACCCTGCACCTGCAGTTTGGTTTCCAAATGCAAAAGTGCCTTTTTCAGTGTACCCCCTAAATGCACCTGTCCTAGAAGCAATGGACTGTGTGCCAGTTTCTGTGTCAACATTATACCCCGTGGGAACATACCCTTTACTGAAGGCTTCAGCCATTCTTCCATATTCTGCATTTACACCAGTATATGAATTACCATTAGGGGCCCTGCTTACAAGCTGACCACCTATGTAACCAAAAAATCCAGTAGGTGATTTAGCACCTCTGTATCCTGTTAAATTGTTTGCGTTCATTGCAGCAATACTTTGATTAATGTTGTTACTTTGTATGGAAAAGTTTATATCCATAGCTGTTCCCAAAACTGTATGATCTGGTCTATAGGATGGATTTCCAAGTGGGTCACTTAATGTCTTACCCGTAACAAATCCCCCTAACAGGTTTGTTGCAATTGGATTGACTCCTAAATATCCTAAACCCTTTTTAACACCTGATTTAATTAAAGAAGTTACACCCTTCTTAGAAGCTAATGATTTTACATCTTCTGTTGCCTCTTTTCCACTTTGAGGAACAGCAGCAAGTGATATTCCAAAGTTTTTATTTAAAAAACTATCACTCCTATCTTTAAAACCTGCATTTTGTAAAGACGTGTTGTAATCTATAAAATTATTTTGTAACTCAAGTAAAGATGATCCACTATTTAACAAATTGTCAAAACTTGTTCCTAGATTGCTAATATCAGTAGAGGTTAAATTACTGTCACTTTCTGACATTCCAACTTGACTTATGTCGACCTCACGTTTTTCATCTTGACGTTCTCCATCCTCATCGACGGATTTTACTCTTGACAAATCTGCTTTGATGCCCGTAGTATCTAAACTTTGATCATAATAATCAATGTACCCCGTTCTGTAATCTCTTCGAGATACTTTTTCCTTATTCCTGTTGGGTTGTCCAAAAAAATCACTAGCAAAATCTAAAGTGTCAAATATACTAGACATTCTTTATAACTTCCCTGTGGCTATTCTTCAAATTGAGGAGCATTTCCAGTAAAGCCAGCTTCCCCTGCAGTTGGCGTAGCTCCGACTCCGATTGTGCCATTACCAGACCCTTGACTGTCAGT